TGTCACTACTCATGCTTCCGTCGACCAGTCCGACCCGGGCTTTGCCCTGAAGGGTCACAAACTGCGATGGATCTCCGGACACGTTGAATCCCGGCGGGCCGGTCGCATCTGGCAGGTCTTGAAAGGGAGTATGCTCCCCGACAAGATCATGACTCAGGTGAAAGGCCGCAACCCCTCGTGGTTTCGGGACGGAGATGCAATCCGCAAAGGTGACCTGACCCTTGCCTTTGCCCCCATGGCCGAAGTAGAGGCCAAGCGGGCGACTAACAAGGACCAGCAAAGCTCAAACGAGGCAGTCTTCCGGAAAGGGCAACGCCTTCGCGGCCAAGCCGTGACGGATGACTCCTCCATGCGGACGGTCACTCAGAAAGCAGGTGGCGCCGGGGAGTTTTCTTAAAACTACTCGGAGGTAACTGATGGCGAACATCGACGATCCTCGGGGGTTTCGTCCCTACCAATGGGAAGGGAAGACCTACCGCTCCCGGGAATACTCCAAGACGGCTGCTCAGACCATCTATGAGGGCGATCTCCTCAAGAGGGTGGCTGCAGGAACCGTTCAAGTTCACGTCAACGGGGACACGGATCCCATCGTAGGCGTGGCGGCTCACTACTCACCGGCTGCCGATACCGTCATGGACGTGATCGACGACCCGGAAGTGACCTACGTGGCACAGTGCTCCGGCACTTTCGCTGCTGCGGACGCCGGATCCAATGCCGACGTCGCTGCGGCCCCCTCTCCTGACACGGACCTCAACCGTTCTGGTCAGGAAGTGGACGGCACGTTCGCGACCACGGCGACTCTGCCCCTCAAAGTCTTCGGCCTTGCGCCGCAGATCAATGACGAGCCAAACGATGCAGGCGCCGCAAACGCCGATCTTTTGGTCAAGATCAACCAGTCTGAGCGCACCGCTGGTGTGGCCGGAATCTAAGGGAGGACTGATTTATGGCGATCATGAGACGTGAACAGTTCTCCGATCTGGTCCTGGAGGATGCTCTTCCAGTTCTGGAGAACGTGATCAATGACACCCTCGAAGAATTCCCGATGGAACATGAGCGGATCTTCAATGTCCGCACCATGGACCGTGGGATCACCCAATCCACCCAGGTCACTGGTATCCCGGCAGTCGGCGCTGTCGGCGAAGGCCAGGAATACCCCATGGATCAAATGGTCCAGGGATATGACCAGACCTACCGTGCGATCAAGTACGGTGTGATCGTACCGATCACCGAAGAACTTCTGGACGACAACCAGCACGACGAAGCGTTCGAGAGAGCCCAGCACCTTGCCCGCGCCATGCGCGAAGCCGAGAGGATCTCCGCTGCGAGTATCTTCAATGACGGCTTCTCCGCAGCCGGCCCGGACGGGCAGCCGCTCTTCTCGACGTCTCACCCCCTGCCGTATCCCGGCGCGGGAACATCGTCGAACCGACTGGCTGTTGACCAGGATCTCTCACTGGCTTCCCTCGAAGACCTGGTCACCCTCATGCGGAAGACCAAGGACGGAGCAGGGAAGAAGGTGCTGGTACGTCCCCGGTTCCTTCTGGTGCCGCCGGAACTTGAGTTCCTGGCTCATGAGCTCCTTGAGTCCATGGCCAAGCCTCAGGCTTCGACTGCTTCCAGTCTGACCGAGGTCAACTCCGTCAACTCCATGAAAGCTCGCTATGGCCTTGAGCCGGTAGTCATCGACTACCTGACCGATGAGGACGCCTGGTTCCTGTCGGCCGACAAGGGCAGCCACGAGCTTTACTGGTACTGGCGGAAGCAACCCGAGACGAGTTCCGACATGGAATTCAAGTCCGACGTCGCTTTGATGAAAGTCAAAGCCCGCTGGGCTCTCGGATTCTCCGACTTCCGCGGTGTCGCCGGCACCTCTGGAGCCTGAAACTAAGAGGGGGACTTCGGTCCCCCTCTTCCACCTTCCTTCGAGGCTTGGACGATGAATCGACTGATTTGGATCCCTCTCCTGATAGTGGCGACCGTTGCCATCGGTGCGACGACGTTTACGACCAACTACCAGTTCAACAAGCCCGGGGACGGCGATTCCAACTACGGAGAACTGATCCGGGACAACTGGGACAAGGTCGACACCCAACTGAAGGTCACGGCCGACTCCATCACGGACCACTTGGCTGACACCACCGACGCCCACGACGCTTCGGCGATAAGTGCAGTACCCGGGGCGTTTCTCTGCACCACAGTCGACGACGTTCAGGAATATCTTGACTGTCTCGATGGCACTTTCGACCCGGCCACCTCAGGGGTGGTCCTGATTGCCGGAGCTCAGACCATTACGGGGACAAAGACGTTCGATGTCACCCCGAGGTTCCCGAATTCGGCTCCGGGCATCCTGGAGACGGACGGTGCGGGGATCATTTCAAATAGAACCTTCTCAGAGATCGACCCGCTGACTACCAAGGGGGATCTGACTGTCTACGATACGGCGACCACGAGGCTGGCAGTCGGCTCCGATGGCCAAGTCCTGGAAGCTGACTCCGGAGAGGCCCCCGGACTCAAGTGGGGCGACAAGAACCCGAGGTGGCGGAAGTTCACCTACAGCTACTCGGACTTCTCAACCGCGGCGACATCCAGCGCTGTCACCGCCTTCAGTCTGCAGGCCGGTGAGGGTATCGACGCTGTAGTGGTCAAGCACACCACCGCCTTCAGTGGCGGCACTATCTCCGCCTACACCATTGAAGTGGGCCAGTCCGGGGATACAAATGAGTATGCTCAAGCGTTCAATGTCTTCCAGGCGGTCGGAGGTACGGTCGCCATGCACTCCTCCTTCCTGGATGTCCCGGATTTCGGGACGACTACCGATGTGGTGGTGACAGCCCGGTCCACAGGTGACAATCTGGATCAAGCGGCTGCCGGTGATGTGAACGTGTACGTCCGAACCTTCGTACTGCCGTAAGGGACTTCGACTATGAATACGAATTCAAGGCTGACATCCGTACTCCTCCTGACGCTTTTCGGGCTTTTCCTGGTCGGCGCCAACCTTACGCATGATCAGGACACCCAGGTTCGGGTGACTAACGGATCGAAGCTGGAGCTCGAAGACGACGACGGCTCTGATTCGATCACAATCAAAGCGGCCTCGGCCACCACAGCCCACGACATGGTGCTGCCGGCAGTTCAGGGAGGTGTGGCTACCTTCCTGAAGAACGACGGGTCAGGAAATCTCTCCTGGGACTCCGCTTCGGTAGAGGTGATGACCACCCGAGGCGACATGATCTACCGGGACGCCACCAATACGACGACCAGACTGCCCCGGGGAACTGACAATCAGATCCTGAGGGGTGACGGAACCGATACTCTGTGGGGGTCAGTTGACGATCCGGCGTTCTTTACGACCGGGGCTGCAGCCTCCGCTTCGGACATAGGCATCGTGACGACCGGGAATCAGTCGTTCAACGGGGAGAAGACGTTTATCGACTCCCCGCTTCGGCTCCAGCCGACTACGGGCAATGCCAGTGTAAACATCACCCCGGCATCGGACACAGATACCAGTTTCATACGCATGGGTACTCTGGCCAACACCGACCACGGCGAAATCTCCTACCTTGAAAATACCGGAGAGATGGGGTTTCGGGCTTCTGATGAGGTGGTGCTCACTCTGGACGACAGCGTCTCCACCTTCTACAACTCGAACAATGACACCGTTGTCAGGATTCAATCGGACGGGGCCAACCCGGACGATCAATCAAGCATCGAGTTTGCGGATGCTGCAGAGATCAACCCCGGGTACATCCGGTATGACCACAGTTCCAACATTATGCAGTTCCGAACTGCCAGTGGGTCTGTCACCAACCGCATCAACAACACCAATAAGTTCGAGATCACCACCCCGGACAATGCCAATTGCGGGTTGGGCAACCACTGTACCAATGATGGCTTTGATGTAGGAACTGGAACCTGCGAGGGGGGAAATTGTACTTCCTGCTCTGTAACTGCAGTAAAGTGGTCCCAGGATTCAGGATCAGTTGTCGACTATTCGTTCAATGTGACTTGGGATCCGGGTCTAAGTGGGGACTACGAGTGTAGGGTCACGCCGTTTACAACTACTACATTTTCCAATGTGGGAGATGTCGTGGGAGCCTGTTCTGAGGTAAACCCGGCATCAGCTACCGCCAGACTCGGTGTAGAAGCTGACGTTGGGAACAATGCCATCCAACTCCATGGGTGGGCTACTGATGGACTAGCTAGAACCTTTGGGTGCAGTGGACATTACAGACCATAGGAGACCGTCATGGCTTTGCAACTTTCACATACGGCAGCGTCGGGGGTCTCCGGAGACTACTGGAGAATCTGCGACCTGAACATCAACTACGACCGGGAGGAGTGCCACTGCAAATTGGCACTGTTCAAGGACGCAGCCGCCAGCGCCGCAGGCAATACTCCGCTGGAAGTACACCAGTACGACTGGTCAGGTGCTGACTTCACCGGGTCCTTCGACTCGGCGACTCTCGATGTCGTCTCCCAGAACCCGCAAGAGCGGGCCTATGAGAAGCTCAAGGCGTCGGTGACAGTTCCTGCCGACTTCTCCACAGCGTCCGACGTGTAGGAGGCCGCCATGCTCGAAGTCATCCTCCCGGGAAGGGAGCCATCACCAGACGACCATGAGGCTATGGATGCTCTCCGCACCCTGGTCAGGGCCGAAGAGATCAAGGATTCCGATCCGGGGTTTCTCACCAAGGTCCGTGGGCGTCTCGAACATAAGATGGACATCCTTTCCAGGGTCGCCGCCCTGCTCGACAGTGTCGAGATTGATGTCAGCGAAGACTCCGAGGAGGTCCCGGACGGGGACACCCGGACGATGGAAGACTTCATCGCCAGAGTCACGGCGGGAGGCCGCAAGAGAGCGGCCGAGACCTTCGAGACTCCGGCCGACCGCGCCAGAAAGAAGTCCATTGCGAGGCGGGACAAGGTCAGAGGTTCTGAT